TATTATATCTAGTGCCTGCAATATTTCCGGAAGTAGTTCCTTTTATTTGTAAACCTGTCTTAATGGATTTACCACCGACAGTGATATCACAAGTCCACTTGTCATTATAAAAAGTTCCTGTTCCGGTTGTCTCAACCCACATTGTTATTTTAACGGTAAAGCTCTGTGTGGCAGCATTACGAGACTGAGAGGTTATTTCGCATTTAGAATAAATAGTGTTTGTTGCACTACTTGAATAAGTATATATTTTTTTCTTTTCCCAAACAGTTACCGCCATCTAATCACCTCTCTATACTATCGTTAATTTTTGTCCAACTTTAATTATATTAGGATTATTTCCAATTATAAATTTATTTTTTGCATATATCTTTTGCCAAGTTGTATTATATTTTTTTGCTATACTTGTTAAAGTATCGCCCTTTTGAACAACATATATTGTTTCTTTTGGTTTTGTTGAAACAGGAGAAGATGTAGCATTATCAAGTTTAATATCTGCTTCATTCATCCATCCTAAATCTCCGGTAGTATTATAAGGATGCTTTGCTCCCTTTGCATATCTGGTTATTTTGGTTTTTTTATTTTTAACAGTTCCAGATGGTTTTGCTGCATTTGAACTTACATATAAATAACCATTTATTATAACTTTATCTCCTATCTTAAATTTCTGACTAGGAGTTGGTGCGGGTGTTGGAGTTGGTGTAGGTGCTGGAGTAGAATAATCTAAAAATATACTTTTTCCGTGTTCTGTCCAAGTTCTAGTATTATACCCAGATTTTTTACCAATATTTCCAACGGCAGTAATTTGAACTCCATCTTTCCAAATAGGAGTGCATTCTACTGCAAGTCCATTACCAATATAAACGCCGATATGTCCATTCATCCATACAAATTCCCCAACGGCTATATTTTTAAAATTTGATGTTCTATTAGTGCAATATTTTTTAAACATATCATTAGCATTAACATCGGGAACACCATTTGAAGCATATCTTGCTCCTCCATATGTAGCATTTTTATTTCCAGACCATCCCCACAATAGCCCTTTTAATAAATTTACACAATCAAATCCAAAAGTATCTGCGGATGCAGCCATTATTTTTTTTGTTCTAGCTGCTTGTTTGTTATAAGCTGAATTATTGCAATATCTTTTTTTATTAGTGGGGTTCATTGGTGCTCCAAAACAAGCATAAACATATAATGTTTTATATTTAGTTGCAACATCTTTTGCTTTTTTAACAAAATCCGCTGCTTTCATTACATATGCCATATTACTCCACCTCTTCTTCTACTTCTGTTATAACTTCATCTGAATCTCCGATTACTTCTACAAATTCTTCTTCTTCTAAGATTTCTTCATTAATATCCATTATTCTTCCTCCTTATTTTCATCAATATTAAAAAGAGGCATTATAGCTGCTAAACCAGTTGCTAATGCACTGATAAATAAAGCTCTTAATGCACTCATATCAAAATTAAATATTTCATTTGAACTAAAATATACAAAAATTGTGCTTAAAAATGTTTGCAAAAAAGTTCTAAAAATTCTATTATTCCAAATTTTTTTTATTATTCTTTTCATAAAAAACCAACTCCTTTATGAAGATAATTTTATATATATATCTCCATTTTTTCCCAAAGAAGAACTTGGGTCTGAAGTTCCACTATAAGTTAAAATAGCGCTATCCTTAACCCCTTTTAAAGCAGCGGCAGTAGCAGCCTTAGTAGAATCATTGGTCAAAGCATCATCTACTAATTGAACGGCTCCAATTTGAGAAGTAGATGCTGCGGCCATAGCTATTGTTCCAGAAGTTATAGATAGACCATTTTGAGCAGTAACTTTAACGTGCCCATAATTAGATGTTGTTCCAACACCGTATGTAGTTGCAGATACCGCATGATTTATTGGAACTCTTGAAGAATATAATTCTGTAAAATTATCATTTAAAGCTCCTCTAAATGCAGCACCGGTCATACCATTATTTAAAATTTTTTGTGCCATATAATTACCTCCTTTTAAGCCGTTCTACGCCATATATACACCGCATAGTATGGCTGAATATTATTGTGATATCCATTACCACCTCGTGAATCTGTTTTTCCTGCATATTTTAACCCTGAAGCATCTGCTGAGCTTGCTGCTACACTTAAAAATGCATATCGACCACTCGTATTAGTCCCAACCCTAACTCTTTCTACGTCTCCAGGAACATAAGCTAAAAATCCCCAAGAAGATGTATCGGGGTTATGTTGATGCGAAGCGCATTCCGAAAGAGTAAGTTTATGAGTATACTCTCCTCCAGTATCTCCAGAGGCATATGTCCTAGAAGTATTTCCATCATTTCCAGTTCCAACACCAATTAAAACTCTTCCTTGAGAAACTTGTTGCCAGGTTCCAAAACCAAACAATGTTGCGGGATTTGTAGACGAAGTAGTCAAATAAATTGAACCAACGGGATAAGCCCTTGAAACATCCGTGCTTCCTCCTCCGCCAGAAGCATCTCCAGCTCCAACTGTTTTTATTAAATTTCCAGAAGGCGTGGTTGGAGTTGTAGAACAAATAAGTTCCGCCTGAGAAGCTACAATATCAAAAATTGTATCCGTAGTATATCTTTGTATCCTCTTTACATATATCCAATATTCCCCATTCGTTTGCTCATAAACTTCCACTGTAGTATAATTAAACGCAGAAGAATCTCCTGTATACATTAAACTTACAGTAAATCTGTCTCTGTTACCTATCAATAAATCCATATATGCCTGAGTATTAGAAGAATACCCCCCAAATAAACCAGATATAACAACGCTTGCCCTATTGCTCGTATTGCTTACTGGTAATTTTGCTATTAAATAATAACTTGGAGCATCATCACGCGAATGATTCTGTAAAAAGAAACTTCTTCTTTTTTTTGTATCTGCCAAATAAGGAATGTTTAAATTATTATCTTGCGACTTATAATAAATCCAATCATTAACATCATAATCAAATAATCCTCTATTTTGACCATCGGGAGAATAAGTAAATCCAAAATGATTTTTTTTATGTTTCGCACTTATCCACGCATTAGAAAGCTTTCCATTTTTTGTTACAAGCTCTACAGAATCCCCCACCTGTAAAGCATCATTAGATTTATTTAAAAGCCCAACGACTTCTACTTCATCGTCAGGCGGAATTATTGCATTGAAGGTGCCATCTGAATTAACCGCAGTGATTTTTGCAGCAACATATTTTGTGACTCCTTCTCTATAAAATTGTGCCGAAACTATATCTTCTATAGTCTTTTTAAATTCGACTGTTTCATTAGAATTAAAATCCATACAACACCTTCTTTACATTTGTAATACGCTATTAACCCTTTCATTAACATTAGAACAAGATAAACTCATCACGCTATCGTTTCCTAAAGTATAAGAAATGGATTGTATTATATATCTTTCTTTTTTTATTTTGTAATGTGAATCTGTTATAGTCACTATATTATTTACAAACAATAAAGGATTAAAAGCCACACTTACGTTAAGTATGGTTCCCAAAATCATCTTTTTTCTCAACTCATATTGTGCTCTTTGTTTTGCCAAATCATCGCTATATATTCCAGAATCATTTATATAATCTATTCTTCTTCCAACTCTTTGAACACATATTGGAGATAAAGGGTTATCATTAACGGCTTTTGCATAAAATAAATCATTCAATATGTTATCTCCTACAACGTGTATTTCATTAACAGCATTTTCAAAATCATAATTAATATTAGAATCAAAATAATCATTTTTTCCTTCTTCGTAGTCCCACATCGAAGCTTTCTGATAATCATCAGAAGTTTCATTAATTGCCACAACACAAAAATTACCTTGTGAATTATAATATAATTCCGCATTTAATATTACACCTATTTCTAACAATATTTCCCCGAAAGTGCTTCCAGCATCCTTAGTTAAAGTATAAGGCATTTTTATACCAGATAAATTATTATCATAAAAAATGGGTTTTGAATCTAAAGGATATCCAGAACCACTATCCATACCAAGAATACCTTTTATTACTCCCTCAATATCTGAATCAACTGGAATTTCATAAGTAGTCTCTAATGTTCCAGATTTTCCTTCAAAAATCGCAAATTTATCAGAAAGAGACAAAGATATTTTTTTGTCAGAAAGAATATGATAATCAGTAGGATTATTTAAGATATAAACACCACGAGGAAACCAATAAAGATTTCCATCAAATTCTAATCCAACGTCCAATCTTAATCTATTATGAACCCAAATTGAATTTATACTTGGGGTATATTTTCCATCAGTATTAACCAAGTCTATTGTCAAACTTTTTCTTTGTCCACTCTGATAATTCTCTGTAAAACTACCAGAATTTATTATTATATCTTCTTGTGGAATTTCATAATTTACACTTTCATCCGGATTTAAAAGAAGTAATCTATATCTGGTTTTTATATTTGGTCTTTGCAAAACACTTTCAAGATAATCCATAGATATATCTTCACTATCTACTAACCTAAGAACCTCTCCAAATTTGTTCCAAAGTATATTATTATTTGAATCCGCTAAAGCATTCCTATTATATGTTGACATTATACACCTATTACAGAAATTTTATCCATATCTTCAACTTCAACCCAGGAAAAAGATATTGTAGTCGGTTGTTGAGTTACTACGTCATCAATTTCAGAACTCGTATCTGTTATCATAACCAAACGAACATTTCCTCTTCTGTCTTTTAAAAGTTTTAGATTTCCATTAGAACAAAATTTATTCCACTCTTTTATTTTATTAAAAGGTTCATTATAATCAGCAGTGTTAGCCCCAATTTTTTCTACACTACCCAATAAACAAGATAATCCACCGCTAGAATAATTATTGCTAGAAGTAGAAACTTTTGG